GCTGCGTGCGCGAAGCCGCAGGTTTTTGCATGGGGGGTTAGGGTTTCACGCATGAATATCCGCAACCGCGTCAAAGCCCTCCGCACGGTCAAAGCGTCGGAGTTGGCTCCGAACCCGAAGAACTGGCGAACGCACCCCAAGGCGCAACAGGACGCCTTGCGCGGCATCCTGGCGGAAGTCGGATACGCCGACGCGTTGCTCGCCCGCGAGTTGCCTGACGGCTCGCTGATGCTGGTGGACGGGCACCTTCGGGCCGAGACCACGCCCGAGCAAGAGGTGCCGGTTCTCATCCTCGACATAAACGAAGCCGAGGCCGACAAGCTCCTCCTGTCACTCGATCCGCTCGCGGCGTTGGCCGAGACGAATGCCCAGGCTCTCGACGCCTTGCTCCGCGAGGTGGATACCGGGAGCGAAGGGCTGCAACAGATGTACGCCGACATGGCCGAAGCGGCAGAACTCTATGAGGGAGACAACGCCGAGATCGTTGAAGACGAGATCCCCGAGCCGCCTGTCGATCCGATCACGAAGCCGGGCGACCTGTGGCTGCTCGGCGACCATCGTCTGCTCTGCGGCGACTCGACGAAGGCGGAGGATGTCGAGCGGCTGATGGCGGGGGCGCAGGCAGACCTACTTCTCACAGATCCACCGTATGGAGTGGCGTACCAGACGGCACTATCAACAAGCGAGGCGGCGGCACGGCACCGAAGGAAAGATGGCAAGGAAGTTCTCAACGACAATCTTGGGTGGGACGGAACAAGGCAGCTCGTCGCAGACGCCTTCAAGGCGGCGTCCATTCGCCCAGGCGCTGCGTTCTACGTTTTCTGTCCTCCGGGTGATCTCCAGGCTGCGTTTTTTCTTGGACTGCAAGATGCTGGATACAACGCCCGGCACCAAATCGTGTGGGTTAAAGACCGATTTGTGATGGGCCGGTGCGACTACCACTACCGGCACGAGGTCTGCCTCTACGGATGGGCAGACGGAGCAGGTCACTACTTCGTCGACGACAGAACGCAGGATTCAGTGTGGGAATGCAAAAGGCCCGGCGCGAGCAAAGAACACCCGACGATGAAGCCCGTCGAGCTGTTTGCGAGATGCGTGCAGAACAGCAGCAAAAAAGACTGGTCGATTTACGAGCCCTTCAGCGGCTCTGGAACAACGCTGATCGCCGCCGAGCAACTGGGCCGCAAGTGCTACGGCATGGAGATCAGCCCGCAGTATTGCGACGTGATCGTCAAGCGGTGGGAGACTCTGACCGGGAAGAAGGCAGAACTGGAGGCATCCAATGGGCAAGCGAGGCCCACGCAAAGAGCCGACGATCCTGAAGATCGCCAAGGGCAATCCCGGCAAAAGGCCGCTCAACAAAAGCGAACCAAAGCCGCCAAGCGATGACATCGCGCCACCTGAGTGGGTGACGGGCGTTGCCCGCGAGAAGTGGAATAACGTCGTGCCGAAACTCATCGGCATGGGCGTGATGACGAACGCCGATGTAGACACGATCGCCCGCTACTGCACGATGCACGAGCAGTTCGTGAAGTACCTCGACCAGTGCCGTCGAGGTCTTGACGTGCTCGTGATCCGTGACGATGCGGGCAAGGTGAAGTACATGCAATCGACGCCTGCCGCGACGATGCTGTCGAAGCTGGCCGCGTCGATGCTGCGGATCGAGCAAGAGTTTGGGCTGACTCCATCGGCCAGGAGCGGACTGAGTGCCTCGCAAGAAAAGCCAAGAGACGACCTCGAAGACCTCCTCCGCTCCCACGGTTGACCCGAAGAAGCAGCAGTTGGTCTACGGGTTCTTCGAGAAGATTCTGCGGCACAGCAAGGGACAGCGAGCGGGCCAGCCGTTCCTGCTGCTTGAGTGGCAGAAACGGGTGCTCGGTGACATCTTTGGTACGCTCAACGACGACGGGTCGCGAAGGTATCGCGTCGGATACATCGAACTGCCGAAAAAGCAAGGCAAATCCACGACCCTCGCGGGCGTCGCCCTCTACGGTCTCGTCTGCGACAACGAGCCGGGTGCGGAGATCTACGGCGCTGCCAGTGACCGCGAGCAGGCGGGCATCATCTATCGCGAGGCGGCGTCGATGGTGCGTGCGTCGCCTTCGCTGTCGAAGCGGCTCGAAGTGATCGACTCGCGAAAGACGATCGTCGATCGCCAGACGAACTCGTTCTACAGGGTGCTCTCGGCTGATGCGTTCCGGGCCGAGGGGCTCAACATCCACATGCTCCTCTTCGACGAGCTCCACGCCCAGCGGGACCGTCGGCTCTGGGATGCGTTGCGGTACGGCGGCGCTGCCCGTCGTCAGCCGCTCATTCTGTCGATCACCACGGCTGGCTATGACCGTCGCAGCATCTGCTGGGAGCAGCACTCCTACGCCGAGAAGTGCATCGCAGACCCGGCGTACGATCCGACGTTCTACGGGTGCATCTACGCGGCACCGCCCGACTGTGCGACCGACGGCTCGTGGAAAGACCTGAAGGTCTGGCGGAAGGCGAACCCGTCGCTCGGCGAGACAATCACCGAGGAGTCGTTCGCAGCCGACGCCCGCGAGGCCGAGCAGTCGCCGACGAAGCTCAACTCGTTTTTGCGATACAGGCTCAACGTTTGGACGACGCAAGACACGCGGTGGATCGCCCCGGCGGCGTGGGCTCGCTGTGCGAACCCGCTGCGGGACTTTGACGAACGTCCCGTCTACGCCGGGCTCGATCTCGCGAGCACGTATGACCTCTCGGCCCTGGTGCTCGTCTGCCCAGATCCCGAGGACAACACGATCGACGTGCTGCCGTTCTTCTGGATTCCCGAGGCGAACGCCGTCGAGCGGGCTCAGCGAGACAAGGTGGACTACCTCGGGTGGATTCGGGACGGGCACATCCGGGTGACCGACGGCAACGTGACCGACTACACCCGGCTCCACGCCGACATCAAGGCGATCTGCGACCGCTACCGGGTGCGGCAACTGGCGGTGGACATGAAGTTCAACGCTCAGATGCTGGCGAACCTACTGCAAGGGGACGGGCTGGACGTGCGAGGATATCCACAAGGCGGGCCCGGAATGTCGGCTCCCGCCAAGACGCTGGAGAACCTCGTGCTCAACGGCATGGTGCGGCACGGCGGGCATCCGGTGCTCACGTGGTGTGCAGGCAACGTCGCTGTTCACGAGGACCGGCACGGCAACATCTACCCGAGCAAGACCGCCAGCACGGAGCGTATCGACGGCATCGTCGCCCTCTGCCAGGGCATCGGCTCGTGGATGCGATCCGAACAGGAGCAAAAGCCCTCGGGCACCCCTGAGATCTTTTTCGTCTGATGATCGCCAACGCACAGCATCGCATTCTCTGGCTCCCCGGTGAGGAGCGAATGTGGGATGAGGAGTACTCGTCCCGCTCGGCCGCCGGAATCCGCATCGACGCGAGCAATGCCCTGCAAGTGTCGGCGGTGTTCGCGTGCCTGCGAATCCTGTCGGAGAGCGTCGCGAGCCTGCCGCTCCACGTGCTCGAACGGATGACTCGCGGGACTCGCCGTGCCGTCGAGTTGCCGCTTTATCGTCGTCTCCACCAGCAGCCCAATGAATGGCAGACGAGCTTCGAGTGGCGTGAGCAGGCGGTCTTCCACGTCGGGCTCTGGGGCGACGCTTACAGCGAAATCCGCTCGGGAGCGTCCGGTGCTGTCGATCAACTCATTCCGCTGCACCCGTCCCGCATGAAGGTCGAGCGAATTGAGAACGGGCGGCTTCGCTACAAGTACCGCGAGGAGAACGGCCGCGAGACGGTGTACTCGCAGGACGCGATCCTGCACATGCGTGGGCCGAGCGATGACGGCGTTCATGGCATGAGCGTCGTCGAGAGTTGCAAGGACGCGATCGCGCTGGCTCGGGCGTGCGAGCTCCACGGTGCCCGATTCTTCGGCAACGGAGCGAGGCCGGGCTTTGTGCTCAGCACGGATGGCGAGCTCAACGCCGAGGCCCGCGAGTCGCTGCGTGCCAACTGGGAGCGGATGCACGGTGGCGTGAATAACAGCAACCGCACGGCTGTGCTCGTGGGCGGGCTCAAGCCGATCGAGATCCCGCAAGCGTCGATGCACGATTCGCAGTTCATCGAGGCTCGGAAGTGGCAGTTGGCCGAGATCGCCCGGTTGTTTCGCGTGCCTCTCCACCTGCTCGGTGCCGAGACGAGTCCCGGCTCGGTGGAGCACGCCGGTCTCGACTACGTGCAGCACACGATCCTCCCGTGGCTGCGTCGCTTCGAGTCGGCGTTTCAGCGCGATCTGATCGTGGACGACGACCGCTTCTTCGTCGAGTTCGACGTTCGCGGGCTCATGCGTGGTGACGCCGCGAGCCGCTCGGCGTACTACCGGGCGATGTGGGACATCGGAGCGCTTTCGACGAACGACATCCTCGAACTAGAGAACCGCAACCCGGTCGATGGTGGCGACGAGCGGTATCGCCCGCTGAACATGGGCACGCTCGGGGCACCGCCGTCGGTCGATGACGTACTCGCCCAGCAGCAAGAGGGCAGCGGCATCGACGGTCAGGCGGTCGAGGGCGGCGTGGCCGCAGCCGAAGGCGAGCCCGCCCCGGTCGTCGAGGAGGTGGTCGTTGAGGACGCCACGCCCCAGGTCGCAGAGGTCAGCCTCAACGGTGCCCAGATCACCGGGCTCATCGCGATCGTGCAAGCCATCTCCGATGGTCTGGTCACCCGCGAGGGTGCGGCAGCGATGATCGCCGCGTCGTTCCCTTCGATCCCGCCCGCACAGATCGACGCGATCCTCGCAGGGGTGGTCGAGCGTCAACCGACAGTAGCAGCGGATGCGCAGCCGCAGCAAGTGCCGGTGGTCGAGGACGCCCCCGCGAGGTCGCTTGAAGAGCGAGCCGAGCCCGGCACGGTCGCCGAGGGCGACTACGTCTCGTGGGACTCGTCAGGCGGGCGTGCTCGTGGGCGAGTCGACCACGTGATGGACTACGGTCGGCTCGATGTGCCCGGCACGGACTTCGCGATCGACGCGACCGAGGATGACCCGGCGGCGCTGATCACGGTGTACGAAGAGGTCAGCGGCGGGTGGCGGCCGACCGAGACGCAGGTCGGCCACAAGGTCTCGACGCTCACGAAGATCGACGCGCTGCCCGAGCCGCCGACTGCGGAGGAGCCACGGGCGAAGCCACGGAGGCGGAAGCGTGGCGGCTAGGTATGACCACATCGACTTCTCGCCGCCGTCGGGCGTGCGTGAAGAGGCTGCGAAGGGTCTCGCGTGGCGAAGCGAATACGGCCGAGGCGGCACGGCAGTCGGCGTTGCCCGAGCGAGAGACCTGAGCAACGG